AATATTCTTACCAACAGGAGATTTGTTAACGTGTGATGATGTTATGGCTAACAAAGTTTCCCAGGNATCATTAGGTATCTCACAAACTTCAATGTCCATATCATTTGGGTGCATAGAGAAATCGGAGAATAAATCATCTTCGGGAGGAAACAATGAAAAAGGAATATCTTTGACTGCTTTCAACTTCTCCTCTCTCATATATTCTTCAATATCGCCAATATTGGCAAAATATTCATGGAAAGCATTGGCACAATAAAGTGCTTCTTCTCTAGTTAATTTCATACTTTAAATCCATCAAAGTTCTTTTTAGGTTTCTGTGAAGGTTGGCCTGCATCGGCTAGTCCGTCTTGTCCTGTTTGTTCAACATCATAAAGTCTCATTTTTGCACGGTCAATACCAATAACGAATCTCTTATGAGTGGTTGGATCAGAATATCTATTCTTCAATTGTTTGACCATTAGTTGGCCAAGTTCTTCTAGTTCTTCACTTGTAATCAAAGCAAACATCAAGTCGGCTGTAGCCGGCAAACCAAAAGACTCACTCGTGTCTTCGAGTCCTGGATCGGAACTTCCATAACCACTTCGTGTTGTTTGTGTAGCAGATACAATTGGTACTCCGAACTCAACGGCAAGACCTCGCAATTCTTCTGCGATTGACTTAACATAGGTGTAGGAGTTGACGTTGGCGCCGGCCTTGATACGAGAACTACAGCAAATATTGAGATAGTCAATGAAAATAATATCAGGTGTAAACGACCTTTTGAGATTGAGCTCATTTAATAATGTCCTAAAGTGTGTTGCAGAAGCTGAGGCAGTTGGATATTCTTTGATAATCAATTTGCCAGTTGTCTTCTCTTTCATCTTGGCAATCTTCTTGTCATACATATCTTTTGGTAAAGAGTTCAAATCGTCAACGGTCACATTCAATAGATTCGCATCTATTCTTTCCGCAATACGTTCTTCAGCCATTTCCATAGTAATGTAAAGAACATTTCTACCCAACGACATAGCTCCAGCGGCACAATGACACATAAAAAGGGACTTACCAACACCGGTACCAGCAAGAGCGATATTAAGAGTTTTGGAAGGAAGACCACCTTTTGTAATCTTGTTAAAGAATTCCAAGTCAAAAGGAATTCTTTCTTCATGTCTGTGGTAGAATTCATATCGTTCATCACTATTTTCTAAGTAATCATGGCCAACAGAACTATCAAATGTTACCGCCAAAGCGTCCGATAATATCTTGGGAATCTGACCTTTATCGTGGGTTTTATCCTTACCGTCCAAAATGCTAATAGAGCCCAATACTGCATTGTAGATTGCCCTCTCTTGACAAAAGGCTTCCGACTTTTCAATAAGCCATTGTATCTTGGATTCTTCTCCCTTAGCCAATGCAATCTCTTGTAAATAAGATTCGGACTTTTCCACTTCGTCATCTGAAAGATTTCGCCTTTCTTTGACGGCCAATCCAATTGCTTCAATCGTTGGTGTAGTGTTATATCTCGAAACAAATTCAGAGATTTCGGTGAATAACATCCTTTCAGTTTTGTCTGTGAAGTATTCATCTTTAATGAAGGGTAGAACCTTGCGTAGATATTCTTCATTGTAAATTAGGTTCTTTAATATCGTCTGTTCCAGTTTCATCAATTATTTCCTCGTCACTATCAGCCATAAGTTCTAAGAGAAGTTCAAACAAATATTTTGTAAACTCCTCATCTTTTTGAAGTTTCTTAGGCTTCATCACTGGAGATTGTATCACATCAAAAGCAAAATGTAAATGGGGCCCATCATTATGTTCCATAAGTTTTACCTTACCGTACTTAAATATAGTGCCCGTATATTTACCTGTAATTAATTTAATATGAGTTTCATATGTTCCCTCAGGAAATACAAACTCATAATCTATGCCTTCAGTCATCTTGTTTCTCTTGCCAATTGTTTGTAACCAGCCCAACTAGGATGTACACCATCTGGTTGTAATCGTGTGATTGGTAGAACGGTGTCACCATGTTCTTTAGCAATCTCTTTTACGATATGTTGAATGTTGGGTTTGATTGCCGGTAGAATCCAAAAAACTCTACCGCTTTTGACCTTATCTCGTATGATTTCTAGTTCTTTCCTAGTCTTAACACCTTTGTGGTCGTTAGAACCAAGACTAATAACGACCGTATTAGCGGTCAAATCGTTTTGTAGATAGTCTTTGTTCCATTGCCAAGAGTTTTTACCAACTTTAGCATATGCAACACATTCGGGTCGGAACATTTGAGTTCCGACCGCAATACTATCACCTAGAATCATACAATCAATCATTATACACCATTACTTGTTTCAATTTCAAAAGCCTCATCAATATCACCTTGCATGATATTACCGGAAGCAATACGGTATTTGTGTTCGATATGTTCTTGGAAAGATTTCTTTTTAAGAATTGGCATCCAGAATTCTTTGGTATCAGTTTCTTTGATACGGTATTTCTTTTCTTCAACAACACCATCATCATCAGTACGTGAGTACCAACCATTAGCAGGTTTAACTACATGGCCTGAATCCAACGCAATATCAAGTAAACCAGACCACTTGCTAATGCCTCCATCAAAAGAAACAGTAACAGGTATTTTAGATTTCTCTTTGACATAACGACTCTTTTCTACATTGATAATGAAATTGTAACCAACAACTTCAGTACCTTCTTTCTCTTGTTGTCTACCGAGAATAAAGATATTGTCGGCAGAGTAATATGAACCTGTGCCACCACCAACAATATCTTTAGGGAACATACCAATCTCTTTGTATGTGTGGTTGACAACAATCATCGGTATATCTTTCATTGTAAGGTGGGGTGTTACCATTCTAAACAATGATTTGACTTGTTTGGCTCTTGACATATCAGCCACAGATTTGCCTTCTAGTGCATCATCAACTTCTTTCTTAGATGCCAAGTTACCGATTGAATCAATGATAATGATTAATTTATCTTTACGATCCAANTGTGTTAACTGTTGCATCACATCAAACTTTAACTGTTCAATGTCAGTAAGTGGTGTATGTAGAACACGGTTAGTGTCAATGCCAAACGAATCAAAGTAAGACTGAGGAGTTCCAAACTCGCTGTCATAGAATAAGAGAGCCGCATCTTCATATTTGTCCAAGTAAGATTTTGCCATCAAAAGTGAAAAAGCAGTCTTAAAGTGTTTTGATGGACCTGCCCACATTGTAAGACCTGGTGTAAGACCACCATCTAATTTACCAGACAATGCCACATTGATAATTGGAATTGCAGTTGGTATCATGTCCTTCTCGGTGAAGAACTTTGATTTGGATAGAATAGCAGATTCTTTGATGCTACTATTCTTTTTAATTTTATCTAATATACTCATTGTTTATCCTTTGGTTTAAATGCAAATGGTTCATCATAATCATATGTAGTTGCAGCTACTCCTGGTGCAATAGTTGCTATGTTATCTTTTGGCACTTCTATTGTTGTCTTCCATTGTGGTGGTTCTGCAACGTTAGGTGTAATGAAAACTGGAATATCAGGTGTGTCGGCTATAGGTGTAGACTTTACTGCCGGTTCGGCTTTCTTTGTTTCTACTTCTCGGTGTAAAGAATAATTAGCCGCAATCAATAATAATACCGCCAATGGATCAAATACAGACACAATCATTATAATCAATAATCGAACTGCCTTATCAATGATACTTCTATCATCCGAACCGTAGATTAGTTCCGCCACGTATTTGATTGGGCCAAAATCGGATTCAGCTTTCCGCAATTGATTAGAATACGGAGCCTTTTCTTCATTAAGTTGGTTGAGATGCTTCTGCGATGACTCGATATTCGAAGCCAACTCATTACGTTCTTTCGATTGGGTTTTGCGTATCCTATACGAATTCTCCGCACCCCTTTCCGAGTCTGAACGGCCCATGATTTGGTCAACTGTGTCATCAAGCTGTTTGATATTCTTACGATACTCATTTATATTGTCCTTCTCAATTCTAATCTTCTCATCAATTAATGCCACCTTATCAACAATAGGTCCTACATCAGCAGAATGTTCTAAGTGAGCCTTTGATAAGAAACCAAAGATACCCATTGAAGTGAACATCATCAACACAACAACACCACAAATGAAAGGATATTTCAAAGTGTGTGGTGCATTGTCCCAATTACGATACGTCCATGATATAGTTACTACTTTAGCAACCTCAATAATGGAGAACATAAGAATAATAGGCCAGTAAGCACCAGGGAAAATTGATGCCATACCGACCACAGAGAAGTATGCTGATACGGCAGACAATGCTAGTGCCGTTAAGAATGTCAAAAATATCATGTAAAGAAGTCCTCTAGTGAGCTCACCTGTTCTGTTTTCCAGCCCATACAATCAAGAATAACTTTGATGGGTTCCAAAAACGATTTCTCATATTGTAACTCAAAGTCTATACAGTTGTCAAGCCCAAACTCAGTCGGTAACCTACCAGGGAAAGATATCACGGTATCCTGGAAATGATTTGGTGTTTTAAGATAGGTAAATTTAATCTTTTCACCGGATTGTATCATAGGATACTTCTTTTCAAGACCTCGGTCTATCAAGGCTTTGTTATATAACAATGCACCTTTCACATGAATTGGCGTACCTTTTTTATACAAGGTTGTAGGATCCGAGTACTCTCTAAGTCCATTCACACCTCTAGGAAAAGATATATCTTCTGCCGGTAATTTACTGAACTCTGCTTTGAATTTTGCCAAGAAATCCTGTACATCTTGTTCTGTACCAGATACCATCAACTTGATAACTTCTTTCATCTTCTCACGGACAATAGATGGAGTGGAAGATTTAATCATTTCAAGACCCATAACTTTCAGGTCAGGTTCATTGTACCAAATACCTTCATTGTTATACACATTAAGAATATAACGTTTCTTGGCAGTCCAGATACCTTTGTCAGATAAACCTTCACGTTTCATCTGCATCTTTTGTGCATAAGCATGGACATAATCAGCCAACTCTTTATAACACTTATCAATGTATGGTTGAATCTTCTTCTCGCATACATTATCCATAAATGATATCATACGATTGATATTCATTTGTTGGTCTTTATCAAACACAGTATCAACCAATTCACCAAGTCTTAGGTAAATCGAATCGGTATCGGATGCAATAACATAATCTTTATCTGTCTTTAACAGATTGTTCATGTACTCGTTTATCTTTGCTTCGATCCAACGAATTGAGAGCTGGCCTGCCGTAGTAACTCCAAGTGCCATGCGTAGGTCATAGAACCTAAAATACTGGCTTCCCAAAGCACCGTAAGCGGAGTTGAGAGAGACCTTTTTGGCCAATTGTAAATTATTGTACTTAGCGATTCGTTTTTCGATTGCATATCGTTTCGAGACATCTTTTTCATTCTCCAATTCTTGTTTAGCTTGTAGATATAGTTTCTTAAACTTCTTTCTATCTTCATACATTTCTTCCA